CCTAACAGTCGTTTAAGACAAGCTAGAAGAAGGTGGAAGTGTTAATATGAAAGCAGAAGATGTTTTAAAATTATTAGAAAAACACGAAAGTGAATGTAATAGGCGATATGCAGAAATACAAGATAAACTTAAATCTTTAGATAGTAGGATATGGGGTATTTATGGTGTCATTATAGTTGTTGCAGTACTTGAAAAGGTATTTTAGATGGTTATGGGTCGCTCTCAAATGAGTCAGCAAGTCTCAAAACCACCGAACAAAAAGAAAAAGAAAAAAAATATAAAGATAAAAAAGAATGCCAAAAGACGCTTGTTACAGAAAAGTTAAATCTCGATATAGAGTTTTTCCATCAGCTTATGCTTCAGGAGCCATAGCAGCTTGTAGAAAAAAAGGTGCTAAAAATTGGGGTAATGCTAAGAAAAAAGCAAATGGTGGTGTTATTAAAATGAAATATGGTGGAGATGTAGCTAAAGGCAAAGTAAAAAGACCATCAAAAAATCCTAATATTGCAAGAGGTTGTGGTATTGTTATGGAAAACAGAAGAAAAGTAACAAAGTTTAGATAATGGCTGTTCGTAAAACAAAATCTGGATTAGCACTTAAAAGATGGTTCAAGGAAGATTGGAAAGACGTAAGGACTGGTAAGGCTTGCGGAAGGAAAAAGGGAGAAAAGCGTGGTACACCTTATTGCAGACCTAGTAAACGCATATCTTCTAAAACACCTAAGACTGCTTCAGAAATGACAACCTCAGAAAAAAGAAAACGTATATCTCAGAAGAAAAGATTAGGTCAACCAGCTGGAAAGCCTAGAAGAGTAGAGGCAGCTAGGCGAAAAAAGAAAAAGTAATGGATGAATATATAAATGTTGAAGACAAAATTTGTGAAGAAATACGTCTTTGGTCACAACATGCACTAGAAATACCTAATAAAAATTACAATAATTTACCTTCTTGTCCTTTTGCCAAAAGTGCATGGGCTAACGATAAAGTTACTTTTGCTTTTAAAAATTTATCAAATAATGATTTAATATATTCATTAGTAAACTATTTTAATGATAACAAAGACTTAATAATAATTGTTGATATGAATTATCAAAACAATGAAGATTTCCATAACAATTTAAATAATATTAACGAAAAAATAAACAAAAGCCTATTTAAGCAAAGAGATATTTGGTTAATGGGATTTCATCCAGATGACGATGTTAATGATCTAATTGATGATGGTTCATTTGAAGAAATTGTTGAAAAAGAATATGCTTTGATATTTGTACAAAGATTAAGTAAGCTTCAAGAAAGTGCAAATAAATTGAAGAAACTTGGTTATTATGATAAATATTATAATGAGTATAATGTTGAAGACATTTATGAGCAACGTGAAAACTACTACAGGAGACTAAAATGGCAATGAGTCCAAGGAAAATGATGGCTATGTCAAAAGACTTAGCTAAAGCTGCTAAAATGATGGAAGGTGGCAAAGTTAAAAAAATGAGAGGTGGTGGCATGGCTAAAAAAATGCGTGGTGGTGGCATGGCTATGAAGAAGATGAAAAAAGGTGGTAAGGCTTAATGGCTACATCAAGCTCAGTAGATTTTGAATTAGATGTAGCAGAATACATCGAAGAAGCTTTTGAGCGATGTGGTCTTGAAGTAAGAACTGGATACGACCTTCAAACTGCAAGAAGATCCATGAATATTATGTTAGCAGAGTGGGCTAACAGAGGATTAAATCAGTGGACAATTGAACAAAGAACACAAACAGTTACTATAAACGATTCAGAGTATAGCTTAGACGCAGATGTCATTGATATTTTGTCTTTGGTAGTGAGAAGAAGTGGTACTGACTTTTCAATGACAAGAATTAGTAGAGACACTTTTTTAAATTTGCCAAACAAAACTTCAACTGGTAGACCTACTCAATATTTTTTAGATAGACAAATTACACCAAATTTAAAGTTGTATCCAACACCAGAGAACAGCACAGATGTAATAGTTTACGATGCTCTAACACGCATACAAGACGCAGATAGTGCCGCTAACACAATGGAAATACCTTTTAGGTTTTATCCATGTCTTACTGCTGGTTTAGCCTATTATATAGCTATGAAAAAAGCACCTGATAGAATACAATTATTGAAAACAGTATATGAAGAAGAATTTGAAAGAGCTATGGCAGAAGATAGAGATAGATCTGCTTTTAATGTTGCTCCAAAGTTAGATTATTATAGAGTTGGTTAATGGCTTTTGCTAGTGGTAAATATGCTTATAGAATTTCAGATAGGTCTGGATTTAGATATCGTTTGAAAGATACAAGAAAAGAATGGAATGGATCTATTGTAGGCAAAGATGAATATGAAGAAAAGCACCCACAATTAGAGCCTATTAGAACAAGACCTGATCCAGAAGCTATAAGAGATGCAAGACCAGATGTTAAAGATGACAATAAAAAGTTCATTGTGTATACTAATACTGGGTTAGGAAATATAGGAAGTTTGCTTACAACATTTAGTGCAACGGCTTCAGTTGGAACAGTTACAGTGAGCACATCATGAGTTTTACATACACAACATTAACGGCATCAATTCAAGAGTGGACACAAAATGACGAGTCTACATTTGTAGCAGAGATACCTTTTTTTATTCAAAATGCTGAAGAAAGAATATTTAAAGTAGTTGATTTAGACTATTTTAGAAAAAATGTAACTGGCTCTATGACAAGTGATAATAAATTTTTACAAAAGCCAAGTGATTATTTGGCTAGTTTTTCGTTGTCATATGTAAATGCCAGTAATCAAAATGTTTTTTTATTGCAGAAAGATGTAAATTATATTCAAGAATTTAATCCGAATCCTAGTGATACTGGAAGTCCAAGATTTTATGCTTCTTTTGATGTTGATAATTTTATTGTGGCTCCCACTCCAAATTCAGGCTATGCAGTAGAGTTGCATTATTTTTACAGACCAGCTTCTTTAACAACAGTTGATTCTGGAACAACTTGGATAAGCGAAAATGCACCAGATGCATTATTGTACGCAAGCTTGGTGGAGGCTTACACTTTTATGAAAGGTGAATCAGATTTAATACAACTTTACACTGCTAGATTTACAGAATCTATTAGCAGACTTAAATTATATGCTGAAGGTCAAGAAAATACTGATGCTTATAGGGAGGGATTGGTTAGAACTCCAAAACAATAAAAAGGTAGCAAAATGAAAAAAAAATTAAAAAGTGTAGCCATAGTTGGCTTGGGCAATAGTTGTTCCGAATACATAATGAGTAAAATTAGGAGTGAACAATTTGATGAAACTTGGGCAATAAATGCTATTTCATCCGTAATTTATCACGATAAAGTTTTTATGTTAGATCCAGCATCAAGATTTTTAGACACACCTAATGCTGGTAAACAAACTGATATAATGTCTCAAAGACTTAAAGCAAAATTAAATATACCTATTTTTTCTTGTGAATTAGATAAAAGATGTCCAGATGTAGTTGAATATCCTTTGCAAGAAGTTTTGCAAAAAACTGGGTATGCTTACCTAAACAACACTGTAGCCTATGCAATAGCTTATGCAATTTACAGAGAGGTTCAAGAATTACATCTTTATGGAATTGATTTTACACACAAAAATGTAGCTTTTGCAGAGGCTGGTAGAGGTTGTTGTGAATTTTGGTTAGCTATTGCAACTACAAAAGGCATTAAAATAAATATAGCTCACAACTCCTCCTTATTGGACACCAATGTCCCCGAAGATCAAAAGTTATATGGTTATCATAGACTAGATAACCCATTAATATCTACTGTTTCCAAAGGAAATTTAATGATTAAACGAAAATCTAAAAAAGACCCACCAAATCCAGTTGACTTACCTAATGTTATTGGTAGAGAAGATATACCTGGCGTGACTTATGAGGAGAAAAAAAGTGTTTAATGTAGGAGTATCACAAACTGGAAAAGTAAATGTCATGACATCAGATCAAGGCGGATTAACAAACGAACAAATAGCGGATTTGGCCGTTGATAAAATAGTCAGCATCTCCGAACAAGCTCCGCCACATATTAGACAACAAGCTAAACAATTCAGAGAATATCTTAAAAAAGTATTGTATCATTATCTACTATTGGCAAGAAAGGAAGAACGTGGTACTATTATTCAAGCCTTGAGATCAAGTGGTCAAAAGGAAATGGCTGAATATATAAGGAGACTCTAATATGGCTATAGCACAAGCAATGTGTACTTCCTTCAAGAAAGAGTTGTTAGAAGGTGTACACAATTTTAAACTAAGCGGTGGTGACACTTTCAAATTAGCACTTTATGCAGAAGGTAGTGGTGGTAAATCATCTACAACTGCAACACTAGGAGCTGCAACTACTGCATTTACAACAACTGGTGAAGTCGCATCTAGTGGTTCATATGCAACTGGTGGTGGTTCTTTAACAAGAGTAAATCCAGCAACATCTGGAACAACTGCATTTACAGATTTTGCTGATCTAAGTTTTACAACTGCAACAATTACTGCGATGGGTGCTTTAATATACAATAGCTCAGACAGTAATAAAGCTGTTGCTGTTTTGGATTTTACATCCAACAAAACCTCTACAGCAGGAACATTTACAATACAATTTCCAACTGCGGATGCTTCAAACGCTATTATCAGAATAGCCTAATCAAAGGCTAACCGATGGCGAACATTAACGGTTGGGGTCGAGGCACATGGGGAGAAGGAGCATGGAGCTCTCCTCTTCCTGTAGAAGTTACTGGTGTTTCTGGTACTACGGCACTTGGTAATGAAGTAGCCTCTGCTGGAGCTACTGTTACTCCTACCGGGATTTCTGCAACCTCATCTTTAGGTAACACAGTTGAAACTGGAACTGCTAAAGTTACCCCAACGGGTGTTCAGGGTTCTGGACAACTTGGGGATGAAATTACAAGACCACAAATTGTAGTCGGTGTAACGGGTGTTCAAGCCACTAGTGCTCTTGGAACGGCTGAAGCGGCTGGACAAACAATTATTTCCCCTACTGGATCGAGTGCAACTGGTGCGATTGGCGACACAGTTGAAACTGGGACGGGTACTTTTACTCTTACTGGCGTAAGTGGTACTTCTTCTGCAGGTGATGTAGCAATAATAGGAAATTCTTCTGTTACTGGAGTAGGTCTTGCTGCAACTGGAGAAACAGGAACGGTAACTGCCCTTCCATCGATAGAGGTTGTACCAACGGGTGTTTCTAGCACTGGTGAGATTGGCGATGCTTTAGCGGCGGGTGGAGCTAAAGTTGTTGAGGATGCTATCACAGGTACTGTTAATATTGGTGAGGAAGCCGTAAAAGGTGATGCTAATATTTTTGTAAGTGGCGTTTCTGCTACTGGAAACAACGGCACTGTTAATATTATTGGTGGTTGTAATTTCGTTTCTACGTCTGTAATTGGCACAACTTCTTTGGGTGAAGAAACTATTCTAACAGAAATACCCGTTCCAGTTACAGGTATTTCTGGAACCGAAGGTATAGGAACACTTGTCATAATACCTGAATGTGTGGTATCTTTAACTGGAATTAGTGCCACTGGTGCAACTGGTGAGGAGCAAGTTTATAGTTTAATTGAGCCAGACCAACTGGCAAACTGGGTAGAAAAGGCGGCATAAATTATGGCAGAATATACTAATGATTTAAGATTAAAAGAAATAGCTACAGGTGATGAATCTGGAACTTGGGGTACATCGACAAACACAAACCTAGAACTAATAGGTGAAGGTTTAAGTTTTACCACAAAAGATTGTTTTGCCTCTAATGCAGATCAAACAGAAACTGTGGCAGATGGTTCAACAGACCCATTAAGAGGTATGTACGTTAAGGTAACATCTTCTGCAACATTATCTGCAACAAGAGTTCTTACTATTCTACCAAACACAGTAAGTAGATTACAATTTATTGAAAATGCTACAACAGGTAGTCAAATAATAACTATAAAACAAGGTTCAGGTTCAACTGTTAATATTGCAAATGGAGAAGTTAAGGCAGTATATTTAGACGGAGCTGGAAGTGGAGCGGCAGTTGTTGATGCGTTTACAGATTTAAATTTAGGTGGTAATCCAACATCGACCACACAAACAGCGGGTAACAATACCACAAGACTTGCGACTACAGCATTTGTAACAACAGCAGTCGGTAATGCAGAGCCATTTCCATCGGGTACATCAATGTTGTTTCAACAAACATCAGCACCTACTGGTTGGACAAAGCAATCAACTCACAATGATAAAGCACTAAGGCTAACATCTGGAACTGTAGGAACTGGTGGTAGTGTAGCTTTTAGTACTGCAATGGCAACTCCTGCCGTTAGTTTGGGTAGTGTTACTGGTAATCCTGGAACAAACCAAAGTGTAAGTGCAGGAAACTTGGCTGTAAGTATGAGTGGTAACATCTCAAATACAACATTATCAACAAATCAAATTCCAAGTCACGAACATACCACTGCTCTTGGTGCAGGTGGTACGAATCATTTGGCTATTATAAATGCTTCAGTTAACACACAAGCTGCAACTTTCTATAATTTAGGAGGGAATACTGGTGGTGGTGGATCACACAATCACGGACATAATTTAAGTGGCAGTATGACTGGTGCTCCAACTTTAAGTGGTAATGTAACTGCAGGTAACTTAGCAGTAGCCGCTTCAACTGCCACTATTAATGTGCAATATGTAGACTTTATTATAGCTAATAAGGATTAATATGAAGTTAGAAGTAGAAGATAATTGTCCACTTAATAACTTTAAAAAATGCAAACAGTTTAAATGTGCATGGTTTGTGCAAATGAAAGGTACAAATCCAAATGATGGTAAAGAAGTAGATGAATATGCTTGTGCTATGGCATGGTTGCCAATGTTGTTAGTAGAGAATGCAATGCAGTCAAGACAAGCAGGAGCTGCAATAGAATCATTTAGAAATGAAATGGTAAAGGCAAATGAGTCAAATCAAAACTTATTACAATTATCAAAGTTTATGGAACAAAGAACAAATAAGGCATTATCATAATGAATGATATGACAAAAATTAAAAATATAACATTTATATCTAAATACGAAAACATAGCTTCTGATGATTACTGCGACAGAATGATTGCTAAATTTGAGTTATTATTAAAAGATTCTTCTGTTCATATGGCATATGGTTCAGAGCAAAATGGTTCTAAAAACAGAAAAGATTTTCAATTTTATTTTGATGAAAAAAGAAATGATACAGAAGATTTGGCTACAGAAACTCATAAGATATTAGATATTGCTTTAGCAAAATATATGGATGAGTTTCCATCGTTTGCTATAATACCATGTTACAGTAGAGTTATAAAAGTTCAGAAAACACCACCTAAAGGGGGGTTTCACGAATGGCACAGAGAACATTTTCTTGGTGAAGCATCACATAGAATATTAGCATGGACAATTTATTTAAATGATATACCTAAAGGTGAAGGTGAAACTGAGTTTCTTGAGTATGGCGTAAAAGTACAACCCAAAAAAGGAAGTGTTTGTTTTTTTCCTGCCTCTTGGACACATACTCATAGAGGAAATGCAGTTTACACAAAAGATAAATATATAGCAACTGGTTGGTACTATCAAGTTTAAGGAGAAAAATTATGGCAAAAATAATATATATATGTGAAGGTCAAGAAGAAAATACATCACGAATAGTTATTGACGGTGAGTACATTGACTCAGCAAACTTTGTTGGTTTTGTTGATAGTAATATTCATGCTATTCAATGGGATGGTACAAGTGGAGAAATTGAATATAAAGATGATACACCAAATGCAACTATATCTGACATATCTTCTTATGGTTTTGAAACAAAATTTGCTACAGAAAAACAAACAATAGCCGATGCCGAAGCTGATAGAATTGCTAACATGACATATGCAGAAAAAAGGCAAGCTGAGTATCCAATGATTCAAGATCAACTAGATGACATTTATCACAATGGTATTGATGGTTGGAAAGGTACAATTAAAGCAATTAAAGATAAGTATCCTAAATAAAAGTTAGTTTGATGCCAATAACGTCTTTAAAATTTAGACCAGGAATAAATAAAGAGACAACATCTTACTCAAATAAAGGTGGATGGAACGATTGCGATAAAATTCGCTTTCGTTTTGGTTATCCAGAAAAAATTGGCGGTTGGGAAAAATATGCTACTGGAACTTTTTTAGGAACATCAAGAACTTTACATTCTTGGGCAAATTTAGAAGGTGATAAGCTTTTAGGATTAGGAACTGAACAAAAATTTTATATTGAACAATCACAAACGTACAATGATATTACTCCAATAAGACGTAAAGTCGTTAATGGTGTTGTAATTTTTGATATTAATGGAAACCCAATTATAACAACTGTATCAGGAAATGCTGGCACTGGTGCTGTTGGAACAGTTGTTATAGAGTCAGCTTACGAAGTAAAATCAACTAACCCAGAAAATAATTTGAGAATATTAGGAACTACAGGTCTTGGAACAGTAACTATAAACACTCCTCCGTCTTCTGCAAATTTATTTGGAACTGGAACAGTAGGGAATGTAACTGTGTCTATTACTAATGAATCAACAGTTATAGTGGGTGATTAAAATATGGCAATAACATTCACAACGGCAACCGACAGCACTAGTGTAACTGTAAACGACACTACTCATGGAGCTATAGAAGGAGATTTTGTAACCTTTAGTAATGCAGACACAGGCAACACTACTTTAAACACTCAATTGAATAATGAGTTTTCTATAACATCGATTACAAATACTAACAGTTATGTGATAACTTTAAGCGATAATGCAGCCGCAGCTTTGTCTAGTTCGGGATCAGCGGATGCAGAGTATCAATTAAATATTGGATTAAATACAGTTGTACCTGGTACTGGCTGGGGTGCTGGTACATGGGGTGCAGATGGTTGGGGATTAGCTTCAACTGATGTTGTTGGTGGTGGCACAATTAGACTTTGGTCACAAGATAATTTTGGAGAAGATTTAATTTTTAATGAAAAAGATAGTTTTATTTTTTATTGGGATAAAACTCTTGGAACAGGTGCAAGGGCAAAAAATTTAATAGAACTATCTGACGCAGCTCCAACTAAATCAAGAAAAGTAATAGTATCTGAAAGAGATCGTCATGTCATTTGTTTTGGTGCTAATCCTATAGGATCTTCAACGCAAGATAGATTGTTAGTAAGATTTAGCACACAAGAAAATCCATTTCAATGGATACCAAGTGCGACTAATACGGCAGGTGATTTGAGAATAGGTTCTGGTTCTGAAATTATAACTGCTGTAAAAACAAGACGAGAGATAGTTGTTTTAACAGATACATCTGTTCATAGTATGCAGTTTATAGGGCCACCTTTTACTTTTGGAATAAATCAGCTTGCTAGTTCTATTACTGTTCGTGGTTTCAATAGTGCTGTTGCAGTGGGTGATGCTGTGATGTGGATGGGTTATGATAGATTTTATATTTATGATGGTCGTGTTCAGGTTTTGCCTTGTTCTGTAAGAGACCATGTGTTTCAAGACTTTAATGAAACACAATCAGACAAAGTGTATGTGGGTGTAAATTCAGCTTTTGGTGAAGTATTTTGGTTCTATCCTTCAGCTACAAACGCAATATCTAATGGTGGAAATGGTGAAAACGATAAATATGTTGTTTATAACTATGATCAGAAAATTTGGTATGTTGGCAATCTTGCAAGAAGTTCTTGGATAGATAGAGGTGTTTATCAATATCCTTTAGCAACAGATTCTAATCTTGTGTATAACCATGAAAAAGGTAACGATAATGATGGTGCAGCTTTCACATCATTCATACAATCAAGTCCTATAGATATTCAGGATGGTGATCAATTTGTATTTTTAAGAAGAATGTTACCAGATGTAAGCTTTGATAATAGTGATAATGATATAAGCGAAAATGATAAAAAAGCTATATTTTCATTAAAAGCACAAAGATCTCCTAATGGTGGTTTTGTAAAAACTTCTGAAAACACTGTAACATCATCAACAGAAATCAATCATTTAAGATTAAGAGGTAGATCTTTTGGATTGAGAGTTGAAAGCACTACACCAAAAGTAAATTGGAGACTTGGAACAAACAGAGTTGATTTAAGAGCGGATGGAGATAGATGAGCAGACAACTTGCACCACCAAATTTTTCATTACCACCAGACGAGTATGATCCACAATATTTCAGTGAGATGGTAAGAAGTCTAAGTCAACTTGTCACACAATTACAAAATCCCGGTGAACTTCGAGGAACAAAAATTACACTTACTGATTTACCAACAAGTGATGAAGGTCTTGAGACAGGAGCTCTTTTCAACGATAATGGAACAATTAAAGTAAAGGCATAGACGAAATTACAATTTTAGGATAATATAAAGCTATGAGTTTAGGAAAACTAATAAAATCACTTGCACCAATTGCAATAAGTGCCTTTGCTGGTCCAGCAATTGGTTCTGGCATAGGTCAATTGTTTGGTAGCTCTGCTGTTAGTCCCTTTATTTCAAGAGCCTTAACAGGTGCAGTCACATCTAAATTAATGGGTGGTAAAAACAAAGATGCTTTGAGAAATGCTTTATTAAGTGGCATTGGTGGAATGGCTATAGATAGCTTTGGCGGACAAGCTCAAATGTCAGAAAATCAAACATTAAAGCCTGGACAATATACCAAAGCAGAAATTGAAAGAAATCAATTAGTTCCCACCTCATCTGGTAGTGGTCAATCAAATATACCAACTGAAACTGCCACAAAAGGTGTTGCAGAATCCTTTAAACCTCAAACTTTTACTGGTGAGTTACTTAAATCAAGTGGCATTGGAACAGATAATTTATTAGCACGTTTATTAAACACAAGAATGGGTGAGGGGTTAACCGCTGGATTAGTTGCACAACTACTTGCAGGAGATGATGAAGAAGACACAAGAAGAGAGTTTGAAAGAAGGCCGTTTGGATATGGTGGGCCGGGAGGTCAACTTGGTGGGATTAGATATGCCGCAGATGGAGGTCTAAGTAATCCAATGGATTTTCCAAGAAGAAATGGTGGTATTGACCCATCAGAGGGTTCTGGAACAAAAGATGATGTGCCTGCAATGCTTATGGCAGGCGAGTTTGTCCTTACCAAAGATGCCGTCAGAGGATTGGGAGATGGCAATCAAAGAAAAGGCATACAAAGAGCATATAATATGATGGACAACTTGGAGGCTAGAGCATAATGGCTGTACAAACTGTAGAAAATATACAAAGATTACCTCCTTATTTAGAAGGTTTGCAAAAAAGATTATTGCAAACTGGTTTTGGTGTGTTTGATGGCGATACCCAAACAACTCCGGGATTACTTGACAGTGCTCTTAACTTACCCGGATTTCAAATAGCTGGCACAGACCCATTACAAACAAAGGCTACTCAACTAGGCGAACAAATGGTTGGGTCTTTTCAGCCTTTTATGAGAGGAGCGGCAGATCAAGCACTTGGAGCACAACAAGCTTTAACAAGTGGTTTAGGTTTTTTACAACCAGAATCTATTAAAAGATTTCAAGACCCATTTCAAGATCAAGTTATTGATGTTGCAATGCGTCAGCTTAACAGACAGGCAGATATGAGAAGAGCTGGTGCAGATGCACGAGCAATTCAATCAGGAGCTTTTGGTGGGTCAAGAGAAGGTGTTCAAAGAGCAGAGACAGAAAGAGGTTTGCAACAAATAAAATCAGACACTCTCTCTAAGCTTTTATCTCAAGGATTTGGTCAAGCTTTAAAAGCATCACAAGAAGCAGGAAGACTTTCTGGTGGTATTGGTCAGGCATTTGGTACATTAGCAGGAACAACAAGTGATTTAGGTCG